GTATCACCAATCATTGCAGGGTCTAGGCCACAGATGTAGGTAAAGCCGTTTAAGTCTTTAGGATGTCCTGGGTGGCCTGCAACTAAGTTGCCAGCCTTACGCATTCCATCAATAGAGCCTTTTACACATACAGGGTCAAAGGCCGCGTTTTCAGATACGTCCTGTTGCTGGTAGACCAAAGCCCACGTACTAGCATCCATCGCTTGACGTTCGTTGTACAGGTTACGACCAGACCAACGAGGGTATAGGCCGTCATCGTTCTTATCAGATTCTTCTTGTCCATCAAAGGGCGCATCGGAAGCGGGCCATAAAGTAACCCACTTGTCTGGGTCTTCGTCCACCTCAAGAAGGGCCGGCATAGCCAAATACTTCCAAGGGACAAGGCCGCCTGGGTATCTATCCTCTGAGCGTAGCTCGCGGTATAGGTCAACTGAGGCTACTCGTGTACCAATAATAATTAACTTACCGGTTGGGTTAAGACGGGAACGCACGTCCTGGGTCAGCCAACGTATCTGCTTCTCAAACTCATTAGCGTTCTTTAAGGTAACAGCGTCATCGACAATAATCATATCGGCACGCTTGCCGTAAATCTGACCGCCGATACCGACGGCCTCAATGTTTGGATCCTTTTCAGATGACTCACGGAGTTCATCACCAAAGGTAACGCGGGTGGCCTGCCACGAAGCAGACTTAGAATTAAAGCCGACACCGGCGGCATAGGCCGTCTGTAGCTCTTGGTACATCGGATGGGTCAAACGCTGCTTAATAGCGTATAGAAAGTCTGCGGCGAGCTGCTGTGTCTGTGAGACTATCAGTACTCGAAAGTTAGGATTTCTACATACCTGCCACGTCACATAGTCAACGGTAATCGTAATTGACTTGGCGTGGTTTGGCGGAATATTTATCAGGACGCGGTTAGCGGCAAGTCCTGGCTCAAATTTCATACTGGGGTGTAACCACCCAGGATCTCTGCCTTCAATGACATCTACTAAGTTTTGCTGATGTGGGAAGGTCTTAGAGTGTAGGAACTTCTGGCGGAAGTCTGCAAAGGACATATCGTGGACGTCGCCATCTTGGAAGTTCTTATCCTTGAGACCAAGGCGGGTTCTATCTACCTTATCTGCAAATATCTTATCTGTACGGCGGTAGTACTCATAGGTCTTAATGGACTTACCGGCGCTGCCACAGGCGGCGTCAATAGTCATACCTTCTGCTACACAGCCAAGGATAATACGCTTGGCAATATCTGCTGAATTATCAGCCACGTAATCTCCTAAAAGTTTTTCTGGCGCAACGGGCCGAAATCGGATTTCATTTATACTAAGGAGAAGTGTGATTTATACTAAGGGAGTATTGATAGATCTCTCCCTACTAAAAACACCACTCTGTGGTGCAGGGTGTAGCTGTGCTCCCGAGGGAGCCTAGAGCGAACTGAGGGGTAAGTTAGGGCTCGGCATAGGGCCTCGCCAGAGGCCACTGTTAGTCACTGCTCAGGGTCTTTCCTATTAAAGCCCCTTACTATGTATAAGGCAGGAAATTTAAGTCATTTCTCGTTTACGCAGTGTGACGTTAGTCACAGTAGATATAACCGCAGGTCAGGCGCCAGATCAGCTTCACTTTAGCAAATATTTTTTGCTGGGGAGTACAGGGACCGCCCGCGCAGAATTAAGCAACGGGGGGTGTCCTGCCTGCGGTTAGACGGTGCAGGGCAGGGCAAACGGTAGACACGGCGGGCGGTAATGTCTAAGCGGTCTGCTAAATCTTGCGGGGCTAACTACCTATCGGGCAGACCTATAAACTATCGGGCAGACCTAACCGCTAACCCCTAACCCTTTAACTATTGCCAGCTCGCCAGCATTACCGCGATCCATAACCTAATGAGCTAACCGACTAGACATACCGCGCCAGCTAATCGCCAGCAATAACCCTAGACCTAATCGCCTAGCCTTAACCCTAACGCGTTAGACATAATCGCGCCTAATGTCTACCGTGTTACCGTGCCAGCTTGCCAGCTCGCTATGATCTAGCTACCGCAACGCGTACCCGATTAGCCTTGCCTAACTAGGGTAGCCTCACCTATAGTTAGCCCTAGCGGGATCAAGCTCGCTACATATTGAAAGAGAGATAAATAGAATGACTACAACAATTAACGAGAGAGTAACTGTTAGTGAAATCGCTTACGCAATAGCTAAGGATTGGAAGAATATTAGCCCCTACGCGCTCGATTACCTTAACGCTATGAAAGAGATCAACGATATAGACGGGCAATATTATGCCGATAGCGCTAAGAGTGTAGTTATGTATTTTCTAGCTAACGCAAGCACCTATCGCGGGGAAAATGCCCGCGCATATAAGGCGCTATTGAAAGATATGGTGAAATAATTATGACTACAGCTACAGCAATTAACCTAGAAGATATGACTACAGGCGAGGCTAAATTAACCCTAGATAAGGTTATTAAGCAAATAGCAGATCAAGAAAATGAAGAATTACTAGTTGCATATGATGATCTAGTAATAATCGCCTATGCACTAGAAAATAACCTACAGCTACGGGATTACCTAATGGGCTTAACACGAGACGGGCTAAGCGTTGAAAGTGTTGCGGGTATTGTGCGCGTGCTAAGTGCGTTGGTTAAGTGTGCAGAATTGCCCGCTTACCCTATCGAGACCGTGCTAGCTAGTTATATGTACCGCCTAGGCGATAGCGCGGGCGCGCTCGTAATGCTCGCTAACGGTATCTCCCGCGATTATTCACTAGCTAAGCTATTACTACGCGTATTCGATCAAGGCTTAGATCCCGATAATTTTGCAATTATGGCGCAAGAATTGCACGGTAAAGTAGTGGAAGAATTGACACGCACGCAAGAATTGCCAGCTAATGAGGCTAATCGCTAATGATTGAGGTTATCTATGCGCTTAGCGCGTTGCTTATGATCGCGGGCTATATTCTCGCGGGCGTTGCACTATGGGCAATAGTTGAGGCTATTTACTTTATCTATTGCAAAATGCGCGGTATAGATTACTAGCTAGTGGCGTACCGTGGCGCTAGGGGTAATTCCCTAGCGTTGCGGTCTGCAACTAGGCAGAATAGAAGAGAGGCTAAGAAAATGGACACTATGAAAGATATCGAGCTAGACACGATAACCGTTAAGGCTAGCGAGCTTAGCGATCTATTAACGGGCGCAAGCGTTGCAATGGATAAGGGTAAGAATGCGCTAAGCGCACTAGGTAGCGTATACCTAAGCGCTACGGGCGATAGCTACCTAGTCGCTAAGGCTAGCGATAGATACCGCCTAATCGAGGGTAAAATCGAGCTAGACGCGGGAGAATTGCAAGAATGCCAGCTACGCGCTAATGATGTTAAGAATATCCTCGCAACGATAAAGGCTAATAAGGTAGCTGGCGAGATCACTTTAACCCGCGCTGGCGATACGCTAAGCGTTGCGGTAGGGGGCAATAGCCTCACTATCGCGCTAGGGGGCGATAAATTCCCGCCATATGCGCACCTATTCGAGCTTGAGCCTAAGCCTATAGATAAGATTATGTTAAACCCTACTTACCTAGCCTCATTCGATAAAGTGCCAGCTAGTAACGAGGGTAATACCTTTACATTCTACGGGGAGGCTAAGCCTGTAGGGGTTACGATCAACCATAACCGCATAAGCTGGCGGGCGTTGCTTATGCCTATGAAGATTAAATAGGGTAGGCTAACCTAGTCTATTTATTATCTCTCATTCTCTTCTAGCTGTAGCGGGAGAGGGTGAGGGAGGGTAAATAGCCCTAATGAGAGAGAGGTAAGAGAATGAGCGCATATATGGTGAACGAGGACACGCTAGACCTATTAGCTAGCGTAGCGGTATGGTCTAACCACGGTCTATTTATTTACGCTAGCGAGGGATCGCTACCGCCACGCGGTGAGCTTGAATATGCGGGCGAGGGTGAAAGTGTGTATTACCGCGCTAGTCACCTTAAGGATATCAAGAAAGAGCTACGCCTAGAAAATATCGCCAGCCTTAACGCTCGCTATCCTAGAGACGCGGGATTAGCAGATGAGGGCGCACCCTTTAAGGCTATCTATAGGGATCAAGCTACTTATGGCGAGGTGCTAGGCGCGTTAGCGTGTTATGAATATCAAGCGTGTGAAAGTGATAGCTGGCGCAATAGCTACGCTCACCTATTATGCGTAGCAATTCGCAAGGCTATCTGCGGTCTCATAAGTGAGGGAGAATGGGAATATGAGCGCCCTACAGGGCAAGCGCAACGCGTAAGCCTAATGGAAATGATCAACGAATGAGCGCGAGAATTGAAATTACAGCTACACGAGACGGTAACGCTATCTTAGGCAATTTTTACAGGGTGAGCGCGTGGCAAGGTAGCAGATACCTAGGAGAGCAAATCTACGCGGGCTATAACAAGCGCGAGAGTATTAGGCGAGCGCGGGAGACTATTAAAGATCGAGGCGAGCTATTCGCTAGCTAGTTGCGTACCGTAGGGCATAGGCGCGAGCTTATGCCTTGCGGTCTGCGCCTAGCAATTAGGGCAGACCTATCCCGCATTCTGCGGGCGAGGGAGAGAGAAAGAGGGAGAGGGCGGGCTATGGATCTACAGCTAGCTTATGTAGTAAGGCTTAACGGTAAAGGTAAAGGATCTATTGAATATATACCAGCAGAAGAATATGAGAGGGAAGAGTAATGACATATAAAAAATTGCAAGAGCTAGAAGATTACCTAGAAGAGCGGTACCTTATGTGGGAATTTAATTCATATGAAAGAGGGAGAGAGTAATGCAACTACAGGAGATAGATACCCTGCAAGATCTAAAGCTATGGGTGGAAGAGAATATGCCTAATGCAGATGTATATGAAGATATGTATGGCACGCTAGTAATTCGCACTAACCTAATCTCCACTATGGGAGGATACTTACACGAGAAAGAGGGGGAGAATAAATGAACGATTATGTAGTGTTGGTTGATCTAAAGGGAGAGGCTATCTCTTTAGGTGCAGACAACAACGAGCAAGCTATAGCGCAAGCCAAAGAGATCATTAAAGAGCAATACGGGCAGAGCGTTGCAAGTGACGCTATTTATACACTAGAGGGAGAGGGCTAATGAATAAGCAAGAGGTATTAGAGGCTATAGATTCAACCGCTAATTTTAATGCGTTCATTGAAGGGATAGATACTCTTAATGGGCAAGCACTAGGGCTGGTGATAGATGTAGCTGGCGTGGACGGTGAAGAGTGGACGGACGAAGAATGTCTAGAGACAATTAAAGAGATCGTTGATATGGCAAACGCATATCGGAATACTCATAGCTGGACTTAGTTGCGTACTGTCATAGCCTACCAATGGGGTAGGCTGTGGTAGTCTGCACCTAACCGATAGGGCAGAACACGAAAGAGGGAGAAAGAGAATGAGCAAGCTATATCACTATGTAGTTATATGGAGCGAGGAAGAGGGCTGGCAGATAGATAGTGAGGGAGAGGAATCCGCTTTCCGTAATGGAACTATCTATAATAACGAAACACGCTGTTGGGAATTTGGATACTTAGGAGAGGGTAAATATAACGGTAAAGAAGAAGAGCTAACCGAGACTCTTACCGATATCTTGGATCTGCATAACACTATGGCTGGCAAAAAATAATGTTAGGTTATAGTAAAGAGGATCTAAACGAGATGATTAGCGGTCTATGTGGGATCGAGGCGAGTAGCGAAAGCGTAACCTCAATTAACAAGGCGATTGACTTTCTGCAAGGCTTATGGGCAGAAGGGTACTTTGACTAATGAGCCACTATGACGGTGATTCGTGGTCTAACCACCAGCTTAATGAAGTGAAGTGTGCAGAATGTTCAGAGTATTTTGACGATCAAGAGAGGGAGGGCAATATCTGTCCTGCTTGCATAGAAAAGGGAGAAAGCAAATGACAACATATAAGACAATGCAGGAAGCGATTGACTCTATCGGATACGGTATGTGTTCAATCTGCAAAGCTAAGCACGAGTTCCCCAATATAAAGTGCGATTTAATGGAGGAGAGCAAATGACTATATGCCACGCCTTAAATTGCAATAACGAGACGGACGAGACTTTCTTTTATTGTGATAGCAATAGTCACAACTTATGCGGTGACTGTCTGATCCCTATGGAAGAATGTGGGTGCTTAAAATGAGCTATGGTAAATGTTGGGTGTGCGCCTGTGTAATGACTGGCGATAGTCAGACTGAAGAGGGTAAAGTCAAATGTGATCGTTGCGGTTGGATATCTATTAAGAGAGGGGAATACTAATGAGCGAGACAATGGAAGAGACTATGAAGAGAGAGCAAGAAGAGCTACTAGCCACGCTTACGCGTGCCAATAGTGCGCTATCGCGCCTATTTAATGTGGAAGAGGGAGAGAGTGATGAGTGAAACAATCGCAGTTAAAACCAAGACTTGCGGTGTCTGCGGTGAATATGAACTATGGAGTTTAGATCGCCAAGCGGTAGAGAGCTGGCAAGGGGGAGAGTTAATACAAAATGCTTTCCCTGATATGTCTGTGAGTGATAGAGAGTTACTGATATCAGGCACGCACCCTGCGTGCTGGGATAAATTATTTCCAAAGGAGGAAGAGAATGAGTAGAGTAATACGGTTTGATAGCAACGGTAAAGCCTTCTTAGGTGATCCACCTACCAATGTAATCAGCTTTCACCCACCTAAATCTGAGCTGATTCTGCTCTATGAGGTAGTGGGGGAGGACGGCAAGGCCGAGTGGGGTGGCAATAGTGAGAGAGAAGCTCTTGCGTGGATAGCTAAATCACGCACCGCTACCCGTATACTGGTATCAGGGTGGGAGAGTGATGAAGAAGACGCTCACCTAGTAGGGCAACCCTTAGATATAACAGCGATAGTGAGAGAGGCAAGTAGATGAACGAGAGAAGGCTGATAGCTGCT